AACGGAACATGTCTTCTTTGTCGGCAAAGGTGGCAGATTCTTCACGGATCAGCCTTTTCTCCGAGGAAATGACATAAGCTGATATTCCTTTGTATCTACGAATGGAAACGGCTATGTCGAAACCTTTATAATTTTGCTGTTCAACATAGCCGCCAAGAGTATATGGGAAGTCTGTCTTTTCTATCATACAGCTTTGATATTGATTAGTGGCACAATTGTATCAATAATTTCTACCGTAGGTTCTATAAGCTCTTTTATTTCCTGAACATTTTTGTATGCCATAGGACTTTCATCCAATGTCCCTTCACATACGGAAGTGGAATACACTTTGCTCATTTGGGTTTTGAATGCGTCCATTGATAATCTTTCTTTAGCTTCGGAACGGGAGTATAAGCGTCCTGCACCATGTGGTGCAGAATAGTTCCAGTCTTTGTTTCCCTTACCACGACAAAGAAGAATACCGTCTGCCATATTCATAGGAATCACAACGTAATCATTGGCGTATGCGGCAATAGCCCCTTTACGGATTATCATATCATCAAAGCTGATATAGTTATGGACTGTCTCAACGGATATTGTAGCGTTCCAGCTCAAAGTTCTGATTATACGCTGTATAATCAACTTGCGGTTGAATGCGGCATATCCTTGTGCGATCACCATGTCACATAAATAGTGGAGCATTGCTTCATTTGTGAGATACCCGGAATATTCGGCAAATTTTTCCTTCAAACGTAGTATTTCAGTTTGCATGAATTGTGGCTCAACAGTGGACTTCAAGCGTTGAATTTCATTAGAAAAAGCCTTTTTATCAAATTTTGCTATTTCTGCATGGTATTTACAGACCTTCACACCAAAGTTGCGCGATCCGGTATGTATTGTAAGAAATATATTATTGGTTGACTCGGCACGCCCCAGTTCTATAAAGTGGTTTCCACCTCCCAATGTACCTAAAGAGTTGTAGAATGTGCCTTCATTTATCCCCACCTTCTTACAAAGTTGTGATACATATTCTTCATTAATAACTGGTTTGGTTAGTTGGTATTTAGAGCAGAACTGATCCATTCTGATAGATAAGAAGGTAAACAAATCTTCCTTTTCTTGTTTGGATAAGGGTTGTTGGTTAATCTCAAATCCCATAGGTATGATGGAACGGATTGCATGATTAATGTCCGGGAAAGACTCTTCTGTTATTGCATTTTCAATTTCTACACACAACATTCCACAACCAATATCCACTCCGATATGATTGGGGTTGACACGATCTGTAACTGGCATGGTGAATCCAATCACTATATCTACTCCCTGATGGGTATCAGGCATAATACGAACCGGAACACCAGTCGTAACCGGATTGTTCAAAATGTTTTGTATCGTTCCAATAGCTTCATTTTCTATTGCATTTGTAAATATTTTACAATCTTTGCCGAATTTTCCTTGTAATTCAATCATAATCAAATCTTTTCGTTAAGTTTTTCAAGAAGTTCATTCGCACAGTTCTTTGCGTATTCTTCATCTTCATCATGAAAGGACTTGACTGTTATCCAAATCCCTGCAAATTTAACTTGTACTTTGTAATCAAGAAGGAGGTATTTCTCTCTGTTTCCGCTGCAATTATCTTCTACGAAGGTAGTCGTTTTATTGATTCTGTACTGTTTCATCATTATTTATTTCTTTAGAGTGGCAATTTCTATCAAGTATCTTAATGCACTGTTTAATTCCAGTATCAAATCCTTCTTTATAGCCTTTGGTATGCTCACCTAAAACATATATAGTCATTGACAGCCAAAATAGAAGTATGCCAACGGATTTATACCAGCATGGTAAAGATACAGAAAAGGGTTTTAAGGTGATAGAGAAATCACCGATCCACAGAAGACCGGCAATGAGCATGAGTAAATATAAGACTTTTATCATTTATCATTGTTAAGTTCAACATATTTGCCTTGTAAAGAGCAGTTCCTTAAAATTTCGGCATTTTCCCGGCCAAATGCAATAAGAACACTACCGCAACCGGGGCTGTCCCCACGTGTTCCATCGGGACGGAAGAATTTTATTCGATTCCTCAAAAACATCATACCGGTTGCTTTCGTGAAGATGATGTCTTGAAACTTATTGCTGTCACACCGGTTAAAAAGTAGTGCTATACCGTTGCCGTGTTCTGCCAATTTCTCTACAAACTGCCATATAAGCGGTTTGGAGTACGGAGGGTTAAGCCAAATTCGCCCCCCCAATTTTGTATAAGACCATTGTCCTGCTTGTTGTACATGATTTTTGCGGTAGGCCAAAGAGGGTGCATGGGAGCACATGGATCAAGGTCAAATTCACCTAATGCTTCAATGATTTCTCGTGGTGTGTACCATTCATCGGAAGCGTTTGCAGATCGTTCAAAAGATGTATTCATGTATTACTTACATTTAGGATTTTACGAATTTCTATATGATCGCAATTTTCATCAGCCTTTTTCAGAATATAAGCAATTTCTTCTTCCTTACTCATGTTCTGTGGACGTTTCGTTGCTTCTGCTCTCAATTCAGAAATAATTTTATCTACTTCGGGATTAGGAGTTTCATATAATTTTTTAAATTCAGCGGCTCTACGTTTAATAAGTCGCTCTGTCTTTTTGTTTAATTTCATCTCACAATATTTTAAAGTATTCCTTACATAAAAAACCTTTTCTTGGTGAAAAGTCTTTGAAGTCGCAACTCATGTATATTTCCTTCCTATCAGCCCAATGTGCCATGTCTTTCTGCCACTGTGGAATAATTTGGTGTGGATTGTTCAGATCACGAAAGGGTTGACAATGTGGAAGAAAACGGCGGCTTTTAGATTTCCAGTAGTTGACGCGCGCAAACGATTCTTCAAAGTCCATAAGGATGCAATACAAGAAATATTCCCCTTTATATCCATACTTGTCTATTAAAGCGGAAGCACGTTCAACTTCTGCAATCTGTCCCGGTGTATCGCATCCAAAGCGAATACGTTTAATCCATTTTACTTTTGCAAGTAGCCGAGCGATTTCATCCGTGATTAAACGAGCATCCAGTCCTTGATTAAAATCCACTTTGATACCCAGTTTGATGATTTTCTCTATTTGCTGCAAGCCATAGTTTGAGGCCAGTATATTATTATCCATAAGGATAGCTTTCTTCCGTCCGGCTGTTATTTCCTCAATATCCATATAAGGTGAGATTTTTCCTTCTTTTTTAGGAACAACACACCATTTACACCGATTGGGACACCCACGTGTCAGAAATCCATAGGACAAATTGGAGTCAATATTGTAGATCGAGTAATCAGGTTGAAGACGATCAACCTCAATTGGAGGAACTTTTTCAATATCATATCCAGTACCACCTTTTTCTATTTGGTTAGCATTGATATAATAGTTATAGTCGGGTGTGAAAGTGAAAACTTTAGCTGCATATACTTTATCATATTTACATAGTGGATTATACCATTCCACTTGATCGCCTCTTGCTTTGTGGTAAGCACTGATCTTCATAAGTGCTAAATTGGGGAAATTGCTATCAACGGCTAAAATTCCAATATTCATTATTCTTCAAATTTAGGTTTTGGCATCCATGCTATCGGTTCCCATGACGGAGGTATGCTGCTCATTGAAGAGTAAATTGGGTTACCTTTGTACGTGTCATAGATATAACCATCCATGCAGAACCATACATTGTTGCTATATGTGCCGTTAAAAATCGCACCATGTTTACATAGAATGATGATGTCTTCATTTTCATCCGGCAACTGTCCCTTCACGCTTATCCAAGGTGATTGCTTTGACTGCCAGTCAGCACCTTTTATAAATGCAGATTCTGCAATTTCATCATGAGATAAATATGTAAAATCATCAAGTGACGTGTGTGTGCCATAAGTAGTTAATGTTTCGGCACTTGTCATCCTTGCTTCCTTTGCCGCTTCTTCTACTGTCTGTTTCATATCTATTTATCAAATAAATTAGTTTGAACCAACGTTCCTCTCTCTGTTTTTATCTCCCCAAAACATTCCCGGTGAAAACGTTCTTCTTGTGCTTCAAAGTATTCTTCATCTATTTCAGTTGCATAGAAATCGAATCCAAGTCCATAAGCAGCTATTCTGCTACTTCCTGAACCTAAATGACTATCAAAAATTTTGTCTCCCTCTTTGGCGTTTTTTCTTAATATTTCAGCATATAATTTCACTGGCTTCTGACAACGATGGATATTTCCACCTCGTTCTCCAATTGTACACCGGTTTAGAGTTATGATCCGAAGAGCTTTGTCAAAACTACTCCATGCCAATTCTCCGTCAGACATTGTTAGTCCATGTTGCCCCTTATCCCAGACGATCCAACCCATTTTAGGAGGCAGATGTTGAGTAAAATAGTTGCCACCGAAAATTATTTGATTCTTACTCACTCTAAATAACTCCTGAAAATATCTTTTGCCAGGTGGTTTCTTGTCCCAATCCTTGCGTTTATACTGCTTAAAGCCTAAATGCTTCGGCATCCCACCCTTGTGCATTATGTCTATGCCATACTGGGGATCGACTATCGCTAAATCAAAGAACTTATCAGGAATCCCCTTCATGTATTCCATACAGTCCATGTTATATACTTCGCTTATCGGCATTATTTATATCCTTTTTATTCTTGTTTATAACTAAATATTGGCATTTTTTTAGGCTTTGGGCACTCTTTTAGGTAGTTCCTATCAATCGTAAAAATATCCTGCAAAAGACTTTTCTTTAATGCTTTCTTTTGCTTTCGAGGAAGTCTTATCAATGTTTTGTATTCGTAAATACCGCCTACAATATGCCATAGTCTGAAATTTATTTTTAATCCTTCATACATGATTTTGAATATATGGAAGTAATATAAAGATTTTTCTACTAATATTATTTTCTGATTTCTTCGGCTTTAACGTTATATCCAAGTCTTTTCAATCTATTATAATGGACTCCACATAAAAATAGAACATTGCCACTTGGGTATGTAACTTTGTATTTAGCAGTATTTTTACATGGAGTAAAATTGTGCCAGCCTCTTATTCTTGTTTTTCCTTTATCTACGTGCTCTTCACATTTCATAACTTAGTCGTTTGCTTTATAATTGTATAGAATGCGTCATACGGCAGACATTTAACAGCCGTATGACATACACTTATTTAACTATCATCCAATCGTTAGCAAGCATATCTGTCTGTGATGCAAGCCAACCATTTACAACGGTGCCATCGGCAGCTTTCATACATAAGTATGCAGTAAATTTGATTTTATCAATTTCCGAATCTCCATAATTGTTGGCTATCCATTTTTTGAATGATTCGGGAAGTGATTTAACATGATTAACAACCTTTTCCGTTGATAAACAATCTTCAGGACGCATGAATATGAACATACCCTTACCGTTCCATCCTTTACGAGTAACGAGATGCCCTCGTTTGAGAGATTCAAGTGCTTGCCCAAAGGTTCCCGTTTCTTCTCCAAGTAATTCACATTCCATTGCCCCTTGTCCGTAAATGGTTTCAATAGTTCCTTTGTAGCTTGCAAGTTCAGGGAACTCAGCTACAACCCCTGCTGCATATTCGGCAGCCTTTTCGTCTAATGTCTTCATTCTAATAAATGTTTTTGAGTAAACATTGAATCTGCTTCTTGAAACTGTTTTGTGAAGCGGTTCTTTTTATAAACTCTTGGTGCAGTACATCCAGTTAACAAAACAAGGAGTGTAAAGATAAGTAGTATTTTCTTCATAATATTTTTATTTATTCGCATAGTCCATGAAACAGGCTCATGCAGGCATATCCACTTTCCGGCTCGAACATATCAGGGGTATGTTCTTTAACGTACTCCAAAACTTCCTCTACATAAGGATATTGTTTGTTTTTACAGAATCTTTGAGGTATGTATGATGGAGGAAAGAAGGAATGTCCCACGTTTTTCTCTGCTTGAATCAGACGTTGACACATTTCAGGATCATTTTTGGCTATAAGTTCAATTTCTTTATGCCGACACATGATACACGGGAAACATCCAACACGTGAGAATCCACGATAAT